ACTGATTACGCATCTCCGAATGCGTTTCACTATAATTTGATGGCTTCCAACACCATCCTCCGTGCTTTGCTGGTCATGGCTGGATGTGGTCATGGCTTACTCAGCTAGACATCCGCTTCTCAGCGCTGCACTTCTCGATCGGCACTCGCATTTCTCAATGGTCAAAGTGGGATCTTCGCTTTTCCGAGCACTCAATGAGCGATGGGCAGGAGTTGCGATATCCTGTGAATCAGAGCAGGCAGAGCCACCCTCGATTGCCACCGTAATGACAACCTAACTTAAAAGAACAGACTGCATTCAATCAGCTCTAGCTAGCTATGGCGAGATATATTTTCATTTATTTTAGGTAGCTCGGAGCCCAGTACCAGAGCGCCATGGATCGAATGCAGAGTTAAAGTGACGGTTATATTGAGCCCAAATTGACACCATAAAGACAGGTAGATAGGTAGGTAGGTAGACAGGTAGGTAGGTAGGTAGATAGTAGATGGTGTGCCGCAATCCATTTCCATACAGTCTGCAATATATATCACTCATATAAGGGAAATGCACACTCATATAAGGGAAATCCCAAGGTAATCACGTAGCATTTGTAGCTAGCTACATAGGGTCCATAGTATCAAGGACGTTGGTAGTCAACGACTTAGCTATAGCTATGCGGATCGGCCGAGGATGGCGCTGGGAATGCAGATGGGGGGAGGGGGTTCAACAAAGTTCTTCCGCATTTTATCTTATATATATAAGACACCCCACAAAAAAATTCAAAATCCATGAGCCCGTAAGCACCTTGACATCCAGAGCAATATAGCACTCACTGAGGAAATGATGACCCCTCCTATATCTGCCCTTATTTATATATTGTATGTATACTGGTATAGGTGTTGCAAATTTGCAATGGGTTATTGCAAAAATGCAATAGGGTCCAAGGGGTCCTATTGCAAAAATGAAATAGGGTACACTAGCTAAATGGATAACAACGAAGAGAAAGACGCACTGATGCAAAGCATCTCCTTGGCTATTGTGGAGATCCAGAAGGATAAGGAAGTGCACAAGACCAAGAGCCTAAGTCGGCATAACCCAGAGAAGGTTGCTAGGATTCTATACCTGCATGCACTGGGTTGCTCCCAGACTAATATGATCCGCAAGCACGGTATCTCTAGGAGTACCATTGTACAGGTGCTAGTGGATTACTCGGATCACACGAACTCCTTTAGGGAGCTAGGGGGACAGCTTTCCGCTAGGAGTTACGTCAACCTAGAGTCCCTAGAGGAGGATGTCATTGATGGCCTAAGAGTAAAGCTCGACAATGGGTATGAGCCAGAGTTCAAGGACCTAAAGGAGATTTCAATTGCCAAGGCAAACTCCCAGAGACAAGCAATGACAGCCAGAGGCGAGGCATCCCACGTAGTGGATGTAAAGCAGGTGTATACAATGGATGACTTCAACGATACCCTGAGTGCCGCTAGGAAGAGAATCCAGCAGGCTAAGGTAGCTGAGGTAATAGAAATCACGGAATGATATGAATCAAAGTAATTGGCAACTAATCACTGACTACTGGATTGAGCTAACCCTCGATAAGTACAAGGGGCATGACATCAATGACCTAACCCAAGTATTTATGCGTGGCCCATTTGCTGGCTGGAGCGAGCGTATGGTTCTGGAGTTAGCAATGAAGATGGATGACGCAAACAAGAAAGTACCAAGGAATAAAGGATGAGCACTAAAGGAAGCGGACCCCGTAAGGGGCATAATGCTGAGAAGCAGCGTAAGAACTACGACGACATTGACTGGTCAAAAAAACCCAAGTCAAAGAAAACCAAGCCCAAATCATGAAGAACATTATATTTTATCTTACAGTTGCAGCCTTCTGGTTCCTTTGCTCCATCGCATCCCTGATGTTCCTAGTGGATTCATTTTAGATAATGGAATTAGTATTTACACCGCATCCCCTAATAGAGGCCCCTACGGACGAGGAGATCCTTATCCTAGGGCAGAGTGACCCCAGTGTCCTTGAAGAGCTTCACAGGGCACGTGAGGGCCTTATACGGGCATCACAGGAGGATCCCCTTCGGCATGGTTTCGACCTAGATGGTTGGGCAAGGATTCGTAGTGGTGTACAGGAGTACAATGAAGTGCTGGCACTCGGTGGGAATCGCAGTGGTAAAACCACTGGGTGCGCCAAGCTAGTGATGGAGGCCGTGACACAGAACACAGATGGTCACGTTGTGTGCTTCTCGCAGAATGCAGATACATCCATCAAGGTGCAGCAAGCGGCCATTTGGGAAATGATGCCCAAGGAGTTCAAGAAGAAGACCAAGAGCATTGAGGGCTACATTAACTTCTCTATGCAGAATGGCTTCACGGCATCCTCCTTTATCTTTCCAGACACTAGGACCCGTGTGGACTTCAAGACGTACACGCAGTTCAGTAACAACCAGACCATCCTAGAGGGCTTCCAGTTCGGTTTTAAGGGTAACCCCGCCCTTAACATTGGTGCGTGGCTTGACGAGTACCTAGGGGACGCTGCTCTCGTTAATACCCTGCGCTTCCGTTTGGCAACGCTGAACTCCAAGATGCTTCTGGGGTTTACTCCCATTGACGGATACACGCCCTTCATTGCGGACTACCTAAAGAATTGCAGGACCCTAGCTACACGCCCCGCAGAACTCCTAAACGATGAAGAGGTTCCAGTAGTGCAATACTCCCCACCTAGGGATGCTAGTATTGTTTACCTGCACTCCGACGAGAACCCCTTTGGTGGATACGAGCGGATCAAGAAGGATCTAGTGGGTCGCCCCGAGGAAGAGATTCGTGTGCGTGCCTACGGTATCCCAGTTAAGAGCATTACATCCCTACTGCCCCTGTTCTCAACGGACGTACAGGTGCTGGGTGATGAGGAGAATGCCAACGGGATGACGTTCCCCGACATTTCAGATAAGTCGGAGTACACCTGCTATCAGGTAGTTGACCCCGCGGGAGCAAGGAACTTCTCTGCTATTTGGGCAGCGGTAAATGAGTTCGGGGAAGTGTACATCAGTAGGGAGTGGCCAGACCGAGCCAGCCACGGGGAATGGGCATTGTTCGGTGAAAGATGGAAGTACGGTCCAGCAGCCAAGAAGATAGGTTACGATGTACAGGGGTATTGTGCACTCTTCGATGAGATCGAGGAGGAGATGGGTATTGAGGTATTTGAGCGCATTGGGGACTCAAGATACTTTGCAAGGGAGAATGAAAACAACTTGGATCTATTTGGATCCTTTGCCGAGTACGACTTTCACTTCGTACCCTCGGATGGCAGAAACGAGATAATTGGAATACAGGCACTGGACGAATGGTTCTCATACAATCCAAACTACGAGCTGGATTCCGCCAATATGCCCAAGTGCTTTATTCATGATTCCTGCGAGAATCTAATCGATAGCCTAATTAACTACAACGCACAGGGTAAGTCCGATGAGGCGCTGAAGGATTTCTTTGATCTAATTCGGTATTTGCGAATGGCGAATGCTGGGGATGGACCAATTCACTACACGGACACTGACTTTCAACAGACCAGAACAACAGGAGGATACTAATGAAACAAAAGGAATTAGCTGAAATATACGGGGTAACAGCACCCAAGATTGGCGTACTACGCAAAAAGCTCTGCGATGCGGAGGACTACTGCGAGAAGACCAAGGAACTCACTGAGGGCGGCGTAGCTAAGATAGCTAGCTACTTCAAGAAAGAGGATGATGCTATTATTGAGCCCAAGTTTGTTCGGGTTCAAGCCCTGCAATCCACCCCCAATAGATTGTTCTGGTACTGCAAGCTACTAGAGAAGCCCATCCGAAAGATTAAGGTGTCCATACCATCTACGCATTTGGGTGTTATGCGCCCGCAGCTAGTGTTCAAGGCACAGGAGATTGAGAAAAACAATGAAAAATTCTACCGACATGAAATCATCTACAAGCGAGAGTTCCAGCGTGAGCAAAGAGTTAAAGAAGTTCGCAAGTAGGCACTCAAGTGCCTTTGTGGACTGGGAGATACTTCATAGGTGTGAGCACGGCATACACGATGAGATACCCTTGGATGATTTTCTGGACATGATTGCCAGAGATTCCCACTGGTATTCCATATTTTTAAACAACATTAAGATCCGATTAACTAAATAAGACCGTGGTATAATCCACAAATCCATGGAAGATAAAGAGCTAGAAGCCTACTACGTCACATCCAAGCCAGACATTAACGAATTGAAGCGTGACTACGAAAGTGATGTCACTGAGCTCTCAGCGTACGTGTCCCAGTGCCAAGATAGTTACAACAATCGTAACGCCGAATGGCTGGGCAAGAATAGCCAGCTAACTAAAAGCGGGGACCAAGCGTTCCCTTGGGACGGTGCATCGGACACAGAAGTAAGGCTCATTGAGCAGTGCATCACCACCTATGTGGGGCTCATGATGAACGCACTAACCAAGAGTAACATCCGTGCGTACCCAACTGAATCCTCTGACATGCAGAAGGCTGGAGTAGTTTCATCCTTCCTGAAGTACATGCAGAACTCCTACATCCGTGACTTCCGTTCGGAGTGCGAGACAGCAGCAAACAATTTACTTGAGAAGGGCATCGCTATTACGTACGTAGACTGGGAGATTAAATCCAGAACACACGACGAAGAGTTTAACTTGGATCTAATCGAGGAAGCAGCACCAGAGCTATATGACCTACTAGCGGACGAGGATCGCGACGAGGAGACCATCGCAATGATGACGGACATGTTTGATTATGTCGATATCCCCAAGGCAAAGAAGGCCCTTCGTGAACTCCGTGACTTCGGAGTAGCTAAGATCCCAGTAGCCAAGAAGGATGTATCACGGCCCTTTGTGGAAACAAAGTTCGCTGACATTGATATTGTTATTCCAGCGTACGTAACGGACATTCAACGCTCGCCCCGTGTGCACATGCGTGCGTTCCTTACTCCCCAAGAGATTGAGAACTGCGTAGAAAACAAGGGATGGGATGCGGAGATTGCGGAGGAGCTCATTGAGAACTACCGTGGCTTTGACTACTCTGGTATGAACCAGACTACGTACAGCTCGCTGCGATCCTCTCAGGCACGAGGGGGATCAACTTACGGTATGTCTGGCATGGTGGACTCCAAGGATCTAGTGGAGGTTGTATACACCTACCGTAGACTCATCGACGAGAAGAGCAACTCCGAGGGCATCTACCTAACAGTGTGGAACCCAAGGCTCACTACGGGCTACCTGAGCAACGAATTGCTCTCTGGCTATGATGAGTATCCATTTATCTTAACTCGTCTGAGCAACGCTGGCAAACGCATCTATGATGTGAACACCTTTGGCGACCTGCTTCGTGGCCCCCAAAAGCAAATGAAGACACTCCGTGATGGTTGGAGTGATCAAATGGCGTTGGCCGTTGCACCCCCACTATTACATCCAGTCGGAAGACCACCAGCTCAAATGGGCGCTGGTGCATGGATTGGTGTTCGTGCAAACGAAAAGTTTGAGTACATGAATGTCCCCAATACATCGGGGGCTGCTAGCCAGCTAGAGAAGTATGTTCAGCAGGAGGCAATGGATCTAGTTGGGCTCAACGAGGATAGCCAACTAAGCCTTCAGCGCCAGCAGTTCACTGTCGATAAGTTTCTTACGCACTGCTCCAGTATCCTGAAGCTAGCATACAAGTCCTTCTTGGTATTTGGACCAGATGAGAAGTTCTTCCGAGTGACTGGCTACCCAGACGAGCTAGTTATCTACAAGTCCCCAGAGGACGAGAGTATTGATGTAAATATCTCATTCGATGTCCAGAATCAAGATCCTGAAAAAATGAAGGCAAAGATCGCAGCGATTCTTGAGCTAGCTAGAAACTCACCCAACAATACATTCAATGTACAAGCAGCGGAGCAATTCGCAGCGAATGCCATTGATCCAAGTATTGCGGATGCGATTATCCAGCCAGAAGGCCAAGGGCAAGAGGAGATGGTTAAGGATGTTACTGATGACCTTACTAAGATTTACGCTGGTATCCCAGTGGGTGCTCGACCCAATGGTGGTCAGATCGCAATGCAAGTAATTCAGGAGTATACTGGTCAGGAGGGTATCCAAGGCAGAATCCAATCGGATCCTAGCTTCATGGCTAACCTACAGAACTACGCAGCTCAGTATCAGCAGCAAGTTGCTCAACAGCAGAATGCACAGATCGGACGCTTGGGTGCGGCTCCCGCTGCAATGGGCTCCGTTGACACTCAAAACCTAGGAGAATCCTAATGCCAGTCAAACAAACAGACAGCCTAAGTGATGCAGTTGCATTCCTATCTAACTACGAGCAGTACGAGTATATCTTGGGATTCATCAAGGAGTGCAGGGAAACTAAAATCCTGCTCCTAGAGAAGAACCTAGAGGGTACTGAGCGTGCTGATGCCAAGATAATTGGCGCTATGATCGAAGACGATTACCTACTAAAAGTTTTATCCCCACAAGAAGAAGTTTAATTTAACACAACCCAAAAATATAATGTCAAAACTAAGTCTAGCGAAAGCAGCAATTACGGGAGGGATCCGCCTAATCAAGGGTGGAGCCAAGTCCTACGGAAAAATCAAGAAGGCAAAGTCCATTTCTAAGGGTGGCGTTGAGTCCGCTCTTAGCAGGGCTGGCGTTCCCCGTAGCCTAGGAAAGGTCAAGGCCAAAGCCAATGCATTCAAGGGAGTTGCGTCCGCTGGGGCCACTAAGGTAGCTAAGGTAGCTAAGACTGCCTCCAAGCGCATGCCGAAGGTTAATCCCTATGGTGCAGCAGCAGCGGTGGGAGCCGCAGGCGGAATCGCTCTTCAAAGCAAGATTCAGAAGGCAAAGAAGTCACCAGCAGCACCCAAGATGTCAGCGCCCAAGAAAGCAGCTCCAAAGAAAGCAGCGCCCAAGAAAGCAGCAACTGTTAAAATTGCTCCTTATCAAGCAAAGAGTGTAGTTGCAAAGGCAAAGCCCCGTGCAGCTAGTTCTACTCCAACAGCAAAGAAGACACCCACCAGCGTTTCTGCTGGGAAGAAGAAGGTTGGATACGTAAAATCCAATCGTTCGGGGCGTGGAGGTTTGCGCACCCGTGGTCGTTAATTTAACAGAATAATATAATGAAGAAAAAAGCAATAAGCACAATCGTAAAGGGCATTCAAAAAGTAGCTAAGGCATCCGCTAAGAAGAAGGCAGCCGCCGCAACAAAGAAGGTGTCCTCTGGTGCAAAGACAACAGCCAAGCTCAAGAACGTTCGCTCCAAAACTGGTCTTCTTAATAAGGAAACGCCAGCAACCGCAGCCAAGAAGGTAGCCAAGAAAACACCTGCCCACAAGCCAAAGGTTGGTGTCGCTAAGAGCCCAACAACTGCGGCACAAGGAAAGGCAAACACAATAGCCTTCAATAAAAAACAGAAAGCCTTGGATGGCGCTAAGGCTGTTGCTCCTACAAAAACCGCAGCCAAGAAGGTAGCTAAGAAAGCACCAGTCAAAACAGCGACTAAGAAAACAGCGGCTAAGAAAGCACCAGCTAAGAAAGCACCAGCTAAGAAAGCACCAGCCAAGAAAACAGCGACCAAGAAAACAGCGACCAAGAAAACAGCCACCAAGAAGACAGCTACTAAGAAAACA